GGATTGAGAAAGACCCCCAATACTTTGAGTTAGCCAGTGACAGAATCACAGCACATGAAGTCTCGTTAGGTTGTGAATAACCCGTGACAAAAGTGTGGGTATAACTACAGTGACCCTAAAGCATTAGCTAAAGGGTTTTGAAGTCAACCTAGAAAAGGAAATCATCTATTATGATGAACTTACAACAGACCTACGCAGGTGTGGATCCGATCCTCACAACGCTTGCGCAAGGTTTCATGCTCCCGTCTACCAACATTGCGAATCGATAAGGTTCCGTTCAAGGGTGACCTTGAAATGAAAATAGGGTGAATTGCTGGGACACCTGACGACTTCAGAACTGACTTCTCTGAAGTACAAGGTAATCAGCAGCGAAGCTCTCAAGGGATTGAGAGAACGTTCAACGACTAACAGCATACCACTAGACCAGTGATGAAGCTGACACGAGCGCCCTACTACTTGGTAACAAGTAGATTAGATAGTCTGAACTTCACAGAAATGTGAAGAAGTGGGGGATAAAGAGCCCTCACGATAACACGATAATTGTTTATCGCCCCTGTTGTAGACACCCCCACCCGTGCAGGACGCATCCTGCGCTTCGGTAAAGAACAGTTTGCTATCAACGACTTCCGTCGTGCTTATGGTACAAACATTCCCTACGTCCAAAGCCGTTATGACTCCGAGCCTTATGCTCTGGAGCAGGAAGTGGTCGCCTGGGAACTGCCAGAGGAAGTCATCGAAAACGCCGGAGAAGGCCCTGCACAAGTAGACCTCCGTGCCATCGAGACTCGCAATGCGATGTCCCGCCTGATGAACAGCTATGAGTACACCGTTTCTCAAGCTGTAACCGTCACCAACACCTACAACCCATATGAGCCTTGGGATACCGTCCCCGGTTCACAGACAGGTCTAGGCTTCACTACCTGGACTGCTTTCAAAACTGCTTACAACACCGCTGGCGGCCCTGCTGCTTGGTCTGCCCTCTCTGCTAACCCCATTGAAGACATCCTGACCCTTAAGCGAGCTGTTGCTAACCAGATCGGCATTCGTCCTAACTCGGCTGTTCTTGGAACCGCTGTGTTTGACCAACTGCTGACCAACGAAGCGATCCTTGACCGCATCAAGTACACCACTGCTGATTCGATTGATACTGACGTCCTCGCACGTTACTTCGGTCTTGAGCGTGGTCTGCGTGTTGCCGAAGGTCGTTATTTGGCCAACGACGGTTCCTTGCTGCCGGTCTTCCCCAGCAACGGTATCCTGTTGTTCTACAGCCCCAACGGTCCATCTGATTCTATCATGCCCGCTGGTGGTGCTAATGCTGCAACTCCCGCTTTTGCGTTGAATAACATTGTTTCATTCACAAGAAACTGTGTAGCGCAAGTAAAAGAAGGTTAATTGCTGGAAAACCCTTAGAGCTTAAGAGACTACAACGCAACCTGAAAGGGTAATCGTGACAGTTAAAAACTTCTTAAGATTGGGCAATCAGCAGCGAAGTGTAAACAAAGGGTAAAACTTGTTTGCAAACGTTCAACGACTAGAGATGCTCTTAACCCTAATAGAAAATCTCCACGAAAGCCTTCCTTATTGTTGGGTACCTGACAACCACTACGGTAAACGGTATCTTAAATTTGTTCTTCACTTCAAGTCTACAAGACTTTGGACGTGTAAAAAGAAAGGGTTCCATAGGCATCATGTTTTGCCTAAACACTATAAAAAGTGGGACCACCCTGTGAACCTTGTACCTTTAACTCCTAGAGAACACGCTCTAGCTCACTTGCTTTTATACAAAGCCACTAAGCACTATAAAGATGCCTGGGCTGTGTGTAGAACGCTTAGGGACAATACTGGAACCATAAGAACTACTAAGTTCTTGGAACAGTACAGAAGAAATCCCGTTGCTTCCGAAGAAACCCGTAAGAAGCAAAGTGACATAAAAAAGAAACTTGTTGAGTCTGGCTGGAAACCCCATAACTCGGGCACAGCTGGAACCAAGAGTCCTGAGGCAGTTGAAGCTGCTAAAAGAGCTTGGGAAACCCGAAGAAAAAACGGGAACGACAAGATGTCTAAGGAGCAAAAGGTAAAAATAAGGGAATCAGTAATAAGAACTAAAAGAAACAATAAGATGATATAGTCTGGACTGCATGGAAACATGCAGAAGTAAGGATAAAGAGCCTTACGATAACATAATCGACACATACCAGTTGACAGGCACCCCCGCTGTCCGTCCTGAGTACTACATTCGCGAACGCCGTGTTGTTCGTGCTGAAATCACCATTGAACGTGTGGTTAACCTGGTTGGTCTTGGTGCTACCAGTCTTATCGGTTCTGGCGCTATGATCACCAACATTCTTTCCTAATTGGAAAGTAAATAAGGAGGTGTTCAAATGGCAATTCTCAGACCTTTAACGAAGGCTCAGTACGAAGTTTCATTCGTGGCCCCTGGTGGTCCAACACTGATCGCAACGTTTACAAAATTTAGCGGAATCAAAGATTCCTCCGATAGCAGCGAATATGCCAACGGCACTGGAAACCGAAAGTACCATGTCGTTGGACCCCGTACCGCTGATAACATCACTCTCACGGCACCTTATGATCCTGCAATCTATAAGCAACTAGAGAACTTCTGGTTAACTTATAACTGTCAGGACATCACTGTTACAGTGACTCCACGTGATTGTGTCGGGAATGCCTCAGCCCCTGGCGGTGGTCAATACACTTGCTACGGCTGTAAGTTTACCTCAATCACAACTGCTGACGTTGACCGCGAAAGCGGCGATGTCCAGGAGATTGAAATCGAACTCACTGTTAACAGCTGGGATAGAACCTGATTCTAATAGTAATACGGAGCCCCCTATTTTTTGGGGGCTTTTTTATTGTCTTTTTTAGGCGGGGGTAAAACCATTTATAACAGGCACTCATTGCGAAAAGAAAATGAAGACGACTTTTAGTTCGGGAGTAATAGTAACTAGCAAGTGGCTAAACGGTGCAAAGGAGATTGTCTTCGATGGCCAAGATTTAGACTGGCATTATAACCCGCTGGGGTTAAACTCTATGGTCACCGTTGGACCCAACGGCCTTGATAACAGGTACATCACATTGGGGACTAACCAACCCTCTGTGTCAAGTCTGGGGGAACTGATCACAGGGATACCGATCTCTGGGGCAAAAGTGGTTACCGGAACGTGGTGGTTTGGGTACCCTGATATTGTAAATCCAGACGGTCCCTCTGCAGGGGATGTTCCACCAAGCGGTAATATAAACCCCGCCAACATCCCTGAACACGCACCCCGGTCTTACACTACTAACACCAAATACACCTACGCCAATGGTGTCCCCACCCCTACAATAGTTCAAAAGTTTGACGCCCTAGATAATGCTGACATTATAACCAAACTCATTTTAGAAGATTTTTACGTTGATAACGGCGAGTTCTGATCGGAGACCTAAATGCCAAGATATGCACCGCTTCCTTCGGTATCAATCGACCCTAGGAATGAATTTGAACTACGACAAGCTGCCGCTCAGACGGTATACGAGGCTTCTAACAAAACTCTAAATGACTTCAGCTCTGGAAACCCCTTAGCAGTCCTACTGGAGGGGCAGGCGTTTGCTCAAGGGGAACTGCTGTTTTGGGCTAACCAACTTCCTGACAAGATTCTGATTGAATGGATTGGGCCTTTTCTGGGTGCTATGCGGAGGTTGGGTACACCGGCTGCCACATTGGTTAAAGTAACCATCCCCCCTCAGAACACAGACGTTACAATCCCTGCGGGTTCTAGTTTTACCACCGACTCTCAGCTATCTGGCGGCCAAAGTTTCACTTTTATCAACGCCAATAGTGCCACAATACCTGCTGGTGATTTTGAGATTTCCGTCCCGGTTTACTCAAAGTTTGTGGGGTCAATCTATAACGTCCCTGCAAATGCAATTTCCTTACCGCCCTCCATCGGGATTACAGGATTGTCTGCGTTCAACCCACAACCTGCGGTGGGTGGTAGTGACGTAGAGACCTACCAAGAGGTTCAAGAAAGATTTTTCACATTGATAAGGAGGAGAAATCCGCTAAGTCAGGAAGACTGGAGAGACTTCTTCATTGACTTATATGGTGCCGGGACTCTTACATCAGTGCAACCTAACCGCTCCAGTGTAGTATCATATAACTATCTGAATGACTATGTTCTGCCGAATGGGCAAGTGTCATTCTTTGTCCTTGGGCCGGATGGCGTTGAACTCACTGAAGACCAACTGCGCAGGGGGCAAAACATTATAAACCTTTCGGTGCCGATTGAAAATCAGGGGCATCTTTACCCCATCCAACTTAGTCAGGTTCAATACAACTTAACTTTAGAGGTAGATGCTAACGGTACTTATGGATCCAACTTCCAACCAACTTCACTGAACTTCAGGGATCGTGCTTACTCAGTTTTAACCCCTGGGACAGTATTTCCTGCCGACATTAACCCCACAGTCAGTGACGTAGATGCAGCTTTCTACAATACATTTGATGCGGTCAGCAGATTTAAAGATCCGCAAATTGTAAATTCTGCCATCTACAATACCCCCGTTCTTATGGGTCGTAGCTCAGCAACATACACAAACGTATATGACTTCCAGACTCAAGAGTTTCTGTTAAACGCAAGAGACCTAATTATGGTCAAAGGCGCTAACCAAATCTATTACCCAGTTGAAGAAAGTTACACACCCTACTCAACCAATAAAGCTGACCAAACCATTTACGGTAACTTGGCCCTAAAGCAGATACAGCAACTATCTACTGGCCAATATAACTTGGGTGATGTGGTTACTCTAGATGATGAACTCTTTGTAGTCCTGGAGAACATTAATCTTGGGTACGCTAACGATATTGCCAATGCTTTTTTAACCGGCAAAATCTCCTCAGCCAAGAGTTACTCCCCTTGGTCAGTTGGAAACACATTTCAGTACTCATCTGGGACTACCATTGACCCTGAGATTGTTGATTACGACTATGCCCCGGATGAATTTGTACCTTCAACCGCAGCGGGAAGGTTGGTGTGGTTGGTATCTAAGAACTTCACTCTGGAGCCAGCTACCAACGACATTACTGGTGCTCAATCCAATTTCAAGATCGGCTCAGCACTGAACTCTGGGCCGTCAAATCTAAACATACTTGTTGACGGTCAGCCATATGTTAGTGGAACGTGGGTATTTACACCCCAGGTTGGTGGAGGCCCCAATGCCCAAGCTGACCCCTATTACAACTACGTTGATTTGACTCAAGGTGCAGTCAATAAGTATGCCTATGTTGAACAGTCCTTCACATACATACCAGATGGCGCCCTGACGAGAGACTACTTTGACTCTTTGGTGGCCCAAGGCATCATAAGCAATGTGACTGTATTTGATGGGACAGGTGGTCTCCCTATTTATAAGTATAAACCCAGGTTCAAGTGCGGCCAATACCTGGAGTACAGGGAGGTGTCCGGGGGTGAACCCACTTACTGCATAGCCGCCAGTTACTTCACCCCCAACAGTACATCTATTCAGGACCTGATAGAAGAGGGTCTAGTAATAAACTTGGCCCCCACCACAAACCTGAAAAGTCAACTTACAAACCTAATTGACCAAGGAACGTCGGGCCGGATTAAATCACTAAGTGTATTTGATTTTGGCTCCGAACTAGAGAATGGAACATACAGTAACATACCGCTTTCCTACGTTTCCCTTCCGGCCGGCAATGGTTTCAACGCCTCTTTGAACCTGGTTGTAGAGAACAATTCAGTATCCTCCTTTGAACTTAATAACTTAGGTAGAGACTACTTGGTAGGAGACGCTCTTAAGGTAGACAACAGTTTCTTAAACGGTTCCGGAAATGAGTTCACCGTTCAAGTTGATGACATATACCCCACTGACGCAGGAATAAAATCTTTTGCCAGAATGTTCACTTTCTTTAAGGGGGATAGAACGTTCTTTAGAAATGGCAATAACGTCCAGTCTTACACAGCTACATCAAATGTAACCCCTTTGTTCGATTTCTCCATTTACTATAAAAATGGAATATTCATTGAGACGGAAGTATTTGGAGCAACTGCCTTTGACTCAGAAGTTTATATTCCTTACTTCAACCCTGAGTATGCACTTTATGCTGAGGATACTGTCATTGATGAGGATGGAAGGAACATTTACAGAGTTATGGGGGCTTTTACGGCTAGCCCGACCGTAACCAACTGGACGACTATGATCGTCAACAATACAGCCAGATACGAAGAGTATGCGGGCAACCTGCTTAGATACGTTTCTTTTTACCGGTGCGAAGAAGAGATTTTATCCCAGTTCGGTCTAGAAACATCTTCCATTAAGCTGGGGATATCCCAAATCTCTATTGTTCCCAGGAACTCTGGACGATACTCAAACTCCAATCAAAAGGTTACATACGTGTGGGAAAATACCAGTTCATTCCTGGAGGTACCTGAGTTATCGTGGTACACTGGGTCTTCCTTCCCGTATTCGCCACCAAACTATAGAGAGGGGACTCTTAAGCTATGAGCCAAAATATAACACCAGTTAATGGCGGCAGGGAATCAATCCAAGTCTCGCCCTCTGCGACACAAGGTATTTACATATCCCCGCAGTACCAGGAAGCGAATAATATCTTCTCTACACCTACTGAGTGGGTGCCTGGAGGTAGGCCGATTTACGATAGATTGCCTGCTATTTCGGAACGATACAAAATAGACTTTGGTTTCGATCAAGACAGTGCCTATGTTTTCGTACCGGTAGGAGAAAGTGTTTTTGGCCCCAACTCCCTGGAAGTTATTGCCTCCGACGACAACAAGTTCCTGATTATCAAACGGGGTGCTGTAGTATGGGAGTACGGTAATTTTAAGGTGGACCCTGTTATCATCTCTTTGGAAGAGATTGGTATGCTCAACACCAAGTACTTGATTGCATACCAACTGACCTTCGATGACTCCCCCTTCGACGCTCTGTACGAAGTAGCTGATTACTCTCTCTCAGGGTATGAAATGACAGTAAGGAGTGGAACTGATGGAGTCCCCGGTTGGAGATACCTCTCTAAATATGCCTTTTGCGGCTTGAACAGCATTGAGTGGAGAAACTACGACGGACTCTTCCCAGATTACACCGAGGATGCCTACTTAACCTGGTTGTTCCCTAAGGCTGCCTCGCTGACTGTCATAGAGTTAAGGTGCCCTACTAATTCCGCTGTCACAGGGACTGCCACCCTTCATACAACCGACTGCTTGAATCTCGACTCAGAGAGCCCCTATTGCGATTCCCCAATCTTCACGGAATACGAAACTGTCGCCGTTCAATCGGATGCTTCTGGTCAATATTTCCGGTTTGAGATTCCGAACTCACCTTACATAACTGGGTGGTCAGTATCCTGGTCAGATAAAAAAGTGGCAATCAAAGATGTCAAAGTGACCGGAACCATCCCCATAAGGAGTAAGCCTGCTGAGGGAATCACCAACATTTCTCTAGTTGCCTACCCTCAATCCACCCTCCCAGCAACTGTCACTAACGGTTTGGGTAAGGAAGTTCCAGCGGTATACTGCAAACTTGCTTTTGTCGGTACTAGCAATGCTTACACAGTCACCAAAATTGAAGATATTCGTGAGTCAGTGAATACAGACTACCAGCCAATTGCTGACTGGTTGACCCGACCTTGGGACGAAAATCTGATCAATATTTTTGAGCAAATTCAAAACTATCCAGAACTGTGGATGAACCCCGTAACTTGCATGGAACAAGAATACGCACAACTGTCTGAAGACCTTATTGTAGTGGAGAGCTGAAGTGACTCTAGTAACACCAAGTTTCAACGTAAGTGAGTACGAACTTTACGGAAGAACAAATCCCTATCTAACTAGTGACCAGCTCACAACGGTAATAAATACTGAAAATAGGGTAAATCAACAACTAGATTGGGTAGCTCAACTTTTAGGGTGGAGCGGGCCAGCATACTGGTTCAATCTAGTATCAAATGTAAGTCAAAAGCGACAGCTTCTGACCGGTTCTTACGGGGTTTACAACAGCTTCTTGTACCCTGAGATCAGGGAAATTAGAAACTGGGAGAATACCGTTGTAATCAAAGCTGATGAAAACATTCAGGTAGGCCAGGTGTTCTATCTGGGAGATTATTCATACACCTTGCAAAGTTTGTCAGTTGAAGGTGACAATTACGTCCTGTCACTTGGGGAGCTAACAGACCAGTTTTACTCAGACATAGCAGCTAATTTACAGTTGAAGGTTGATTCTCCTTTAGCTAAGCCTTTCCCATTCAGCCGCCCATCACCCAACGGGTCGGCGGATTCCTCTTTTGTGGTTGTTCTCAGTGATGACCCGCCGGGAACACTGTCTTTGTTGTGCGAGTCAGGCAGTAACATACTACTCCCGGTTGTCTACAATGTGCTATATGCGGACTCCAGGGTATTTTTTAATCTACCCGTCCAATTGATGGTAGGGAACGAGATCGACCCCGGCTCACCAACAGAGATTAACCCTCTGTATGACTTCATCAGGGAACTCTGGTACATTGACATCCCTGCCAGTTCGTCAGAAGGGGGTACAGGTTTATCGGCTACCTTGGCCTATAACGGGTATCAAACAGAAATCTCAATATTAACTTGGTCACTTGAGAGTGACTGGGGCAATCTCTCTACTTTAGAGAACTTTAAAGGAGTTTGGGCAAACAAAGGTGGAAAGTTGCCTTTTAACTTTGTATTTGATAGCCTCAGTTTGCACGGGTTTGATGATACCAAGTCACTATACCTGGCCCCCATTGAAAGAGCCCTAAAGTTCAACGACCTGTTAGAGTTGGTGTATTACCAAAGGGCAAGCACCTCTCCTACACCTCCGGGCGTAACTGGAAGGAACCAGGTGTGGTGGAACAGCCAATCTGGCAAATTCTCTGTATTCAGGGGAGACTGCTTTAACTGTGGACCGTGGGTTGAGATAAGGTACCCCAAAGATGCGGATTCCCCGTACACGCCGGATTACGTCTTCCCAGACGTACCTGCGCTCCGTGACTACCCTGACCCCATAGAGGCGGGTCAGGTGGTCAGGATTCTTAATGCTGCGGGGTTATCCACACTGGACCAAGTATCAGGGTTGACCGGACTTATTACAGGATTTTGCCAAGTCGATTTGTGCTCCCAGGGCTCTCAACCGTGGGTAATGATTGAGGCTGTCTACACCGATGAACCCAAGTTCAGAGCGAACGCTCAAGTTTTACCTGGCAACGTGCCAATTAAAATCCTAAACTCTTCTGGCTTGTCACCTTTGACCGACAAGTATACTATTCAGAACTTGTTCACCACCGTGAGTGAGCCTTACGCTACCCTTCTCATGAAGGATGCATCGCAAGGTGGTGGTGGTGATTGGTACATTTCACCCCCGTCTGAGTTGAAATACATTGGTAATACCAGCTTATTTGATACCGCACCGATTGACGGAGAGCTGTACTGGGACTATTCACAACCTGATGAATCTGCCAGAGCTGCTGCTATTTTTTACTATGACAGATGGGAGTATGTGATTGACCATTGGGAACTTCAGGGTGACTGGGTAGCGATAAATAATTACCCGCTAGTAACCCCTCCCCCTTCGACAGTGAACTACGATGTCCTGGACATTTTTTGTGAGGGTAACCTGTTAACACCGGGAGATGCCTTCCAGACCTATGATTACCAAATATCCTATACAGTTGATGCAGGGGTATTCAATTTTACTTACCGACCCATAACCTTTGCGGGAGTAAGTAGCTTCCCTGAAATCATAGTTTCCGACTCTTTGACCACAGCATACAGGTACGACATAACTGACATGGTTTTCAGTGGGGCTCAGTTCAATATGACCCCAAACGTAATGGATTGTGCCACACCATTAAGAATTTGGAAATCAGATGCTTTATTTTCTGTCGATGATTACTCTTCTATCACTAACGAAAGGTTCGTAAACCCTTTGGTTGCGGATAATAACTCCGGCCCTGGTGATGAAAACTGGGAAAGGTACTTTGTTAGACTGCCGCCCTCCTACCCCCGTAACGGGGACCAGTGGCAAAAGGTCAACCTCATTTGTCAAGACTTTGGCCTGTGGGGCTCTCCACTATCCCCAGAAGACATGGTGTGCCCTCCACAAGATGAGCAGCCCCGAATCTATGAGGAAGTATTCCTGTTTAACCAGGAGCCGGCTAACCCCGTTCACCTGTATTCAGAGCCCTATCTGTACTCAAATATTGACTACAGAATGGGTCCCTCAAGTGAATATGAGAACGCAGCTATTATACCTGGGTTTGACGTCCCTGGTGACGGGTATTATGAGGCGTTCTTGACCTCCTATGACCCGCTCCACCATAGACAAGCTGATGTGAGTAGCCAAGCAAAGAAAAGATTTGGAGATTGGACTGGTATTTATGTACGAGCTAACCCTTGTGAAGCTATCTCCGGATTTCTAGTGAATGACTTGGAGTCGAAGACGGTTGAGAAAATAGATGCTCCAGATTGGGACGCCAGCATTTATAAATTCCCCTCAACTTGTGTCTTGGATGAATCGTCAAGCACGGTAGATGCTAACCATTATAAGGTGGGGTATGCGTTCTTCTCTGCTGACTTGTCTGCTGCCGAGGATGGTTTTTTTGAGGTTCAGCAGAAAGCAGTTCGGAGGGCTCCTAAAAGGCCCCCCACGGTAATAGTTAACCCTATTCCGCCAACAGCACCCACCTTTGCAGCCACCTGGTTAAACTGCAGCAGTCTAACGTCCTTTCCCGTATCTAACCCGGAGTAGTTATGCCAAACTTCAACTGTGACCCTAATGTAGACACTGCCGGATTGGTGGATTTATCCTACGGTTGGGAGGGTTGCACCTCTATAGAGAGTTTTCCGCCCAAGGATTTCAACTCCTGGCGCTGCAGGCGCCGCTGCGAAGCTATCGCTTCAAGCAAAGGGTTGGACCGTCCCCACTAACTAACTTTCCGCACGGCGGAGAGGGTAAAAGTTCCGCAGAGCTGCCATAAACATCAATGACAACCCGAAGAAAACGAACTACTTCACCCACCGTTATGGAATCACCCTTGTCTGAATTCCTGGAGCAAGACTATTTTTCTGCTCCAGAAGTCACATCTACCGAAGATGTTAAACCTGTTGAAGCTGAGGCTACCCCTGAAGAACTCCCCGTAGCTGAGGTTGCTGAGGCTGCTGAAGAGCCTGCCCCTGAGCCCACCCTAGAGGCCACTCCTGAGCCCACACCAGAGGTTACCCCTGAGCCCGTAAAGGTTGCTCCGGAACCAGCAAAACCTGTTGCTCGACCAAGGCCCCCTGCACTAGGGAAGCCTCTGACACCAAGAAACATTTCACGTTTTTCATCCTATAGGCAATGAGCTTAACTGGTCACCGATTCGTCCAAAACTTAGCCAAGTTAAATAAGGCCATTGACGAAGTTGCTAGCTTCGCCGGCCTACCGCAAGGTGGCGTAGTCAGAGGAAAAGTAGTTGATATCAATGACCCTGAGGATAGGGGTAGAGTTAAGGTCTTATTCGATGCGATGAACCCTGAGGACCTCCCTCAAATTGAAGGCGGCGGACTTTACTCTGAAGAGAGGGGCGGGGTTGGCTCTTCTTTCTCTCACTGGATTGATTGCTCACCGGCATTTGTCGGGAAACAGCCTCCAGGTCTTGTTGGAAAAAGGGTCAATGTTGCACTGAGTAATGGGCAGTATCACTATGCCATATTGCAAGACGTTGTCTATGACCCTGAGAATCTCACTGAAAGCGCAGCCGGTAGCTTAAAGCCACCTAATAACAACAGTTTGCAAAGGCTCCCAATCTATCTTGAAAAGGAGATGCCCCCACCTTGCGCTGAAAATCACGGCTGCATGGTGGTTCAGGACCAAGGCCCCCAAAATGCTAGTTGGCTATGTGTATGCCTCTTTAGAAATGGTGCATACATATGGGTACGCCACTGTGACTTCCAGCATGGACACGCCGGAGGGAATGACATAACAAGTCAAGTTAGTTCCTCAGGGACAAGACCCGGAAATGGTCAAGTTGCGGCTATATGGGACTTTACCTTCCACACCAGTAATGATGAAATGATCAAGGCAGCTTGCACTAACTACGGTTCAGCTCCTCGTGGTAATCCTTGGGGTCCAGATGCAGGTTGGAATCCCCCACCTTTGAGCGAAAAAAAGCCACTACCGATTGTGGACGGAAAAACTTTTGACCAAACTACTGCTCTGAGTTTTGTAAGAGACACTGGGTACATTGACTCAGCTATAACTTCCTTCCAAACTTCCTGGTCCCCGGAAATTTCGGCTGCTGTAACGTCAGTAAAAGACGGGGTAAACTTCGCTGAGACAGCAATATCAAAAGGTCAAAAGCTTTTGGCACTAGCACAAAAAGCTTCTCAGTTGGCCAATCAAGCTATTCAAGACCCGACCGGAACGTTAATAAGTTATGCTGGAGCGGCGGCTGCTAGCTATGCCCCTCAAGCTACTAAAGATGTTATTTCAACTTTGCAAAATCCTCAAGCACTTATAAAAACTGTTTTCTCGTCTCTCCCTAAACTCCCTAACCCCTTCGCATAATGGCATTCACAGAAGATTATGACCCCGGATTCCTAAACGTTCCGGGTTTCGGCCAAAGCGCAACAAACCCTCTGGCACCGGTTTTCTACGAGTCTCTTGGTATTGTCAGTGACTTGTCCGTCTATAACTCAATCTATGCCGCTAACACAATAAATGCAAACGTAGCCTTTGTTATCGGGGGCACCAGGCTATCGCAAGTGGGGTTCGGTGTATCAGTTCCTACCAACTTTCAAAAAGACGTAGATATAAAGACGTCGCTAGATACTAAACGTCTTCTTGTTGGTGGAGTAGAATATAAAGCAACTCGCGTTAAAGCAGATAACGGTACATTTACAGTTTTAGCAAGAGTGAAATAAAAATGGCCATCCGTCGTCCGTCAGTCTATCGCCAAGACCTTTTCGTATTTCAAGATTTCTTGTATTATGAGGACGGTCCTGAGCAAGGCAGGTACATCCTCGGGAAATACGACGGTGAGCCATATGAACTCGTGGGTCAAACATTTGATTACCCTTCGCCCGACTTCCGGGGTGGAGCAATCGTCTCCAGAATTGACTATACAGTGATTGGAGAAGTGGTAACTATAGATAGCTGGGAAGTAAACTGGAGGGATGAGTGGCCTCTTAGACTTGCTGCACAGTTTCTTACCAACTGTTTGTACACCTCGGGTAAAGGTTATGTAATAAGAGTGAATAAAGAAGCGTACCCATTCTGGGTATCAGAGAACTTCTTCCCCCTTACCAATGAACCAGACGACTTCTTAATGCAGGACTACTGATGGCAATCCCTAAAATTAAAGAGGCAACTCTACCTACACCAACAACAGTAATTTTGTATTTCGATTCCCCCCTGGACTCGAACATATCTGTCCCGCTGTCCTCGTTCACTGTGAACTATGGGCAGTTTGGAGTTGAGACACTTGTATACTCGTCTGATACGATGGTCTCTCTGGGGTTGGATTCTTCCCTGTCCCCCTGGGACGAGGTCTTTGTATCCTATGAGCCCCCGCTAGACTTGTCCCAATGCCTAAGGAGTCCTATCCCTCCGGGGTCTAACGACGTTGTCAAAAAGAGAAATGCTGTTAGGGCTTTCTACAGAGTTCCAATAAGAAACTCCTTAGCTCCCGATGAGAGGGCTAATGGTTCCCAAGTAAAGTCAAACCTCGGCCAAACCATTGGCGGCTACGGCTTCCCCTATCAGGACCGTTCCGGGGCGCTGACCCCCCATAAGTCTGACCCTCGCAGCGCATCTCCTGACGACTTCATTATTGCCTTCGGTCTAAAGGAAGCTGTCCAACTAACTAACATTGAAGATGCTTCTGCCACAACGGTCAATATCGCCAAGATGCGAATGGCTATTGAGGATGCTAATGCATTGATTGATTCTTATATTGAGCAATCCGGGAAAGCAGGTAAGGTCTTAATCACCAGTAATAGAAGACGCACAGCATTAATCATTGCCCGTTATTATCTTGACACCGTTCGCAAAAGGGACGACATTAAGAGTGATTATGTAGAGGCCCTAAAGCAGCTAGACGCAGAAAGGGAAATGACTGCCATCAGGGCGGGCCACGGGGACTCTGCTATAGATACCAAGAGGGGTATTATGCGTTCATGGCGCATACCACAACGTTACAACGGTGTTTCCGGTAAGGGACTCAGCGGGTGGAATAATGACTCAGCGGGAGACCAAGCCCCAGACTACCGAATCGGTTTCGGAGCAGTGGGGCAAAACAACTCTGAAAGCAACTGGCTGACTCTCAGAAACTTTCAAGATCTAGGGGGGACCCTCCAGATAGCCCAACCTAGTGATGCGGGTGGTCTTGAGTTTGACGGCACTACAAGTTACGGAGGCTAAATGCAACTAAACACTATAACCCGAATCGAGCAATACCTATGCGACTCGCTCATTGCCTCACCAATGATACCCCTCAGTGTCAACGTTTTGAGGTTGGCCGATGCTATAGAGAATGAAGGAGTAGTAAACCAAACAAACAACATCGTTGTAAGGTTCACAGGTTCTACCACAAATGTGAAGAACAAGGTTCCCCTCATCTACGAGGAACAGATGCAGTTTGAGCTGAACTTTGCCTGTCAAAACTACCTGTCTAGTTCGGGACACGACTTTGCAACCCAGTTATTGATGGGTGCTAAGATTACTATCTCCGGTGGGGCACCCTCGGGGGCCTATGTACAGGTTACTGAACCTTTCCACTGCTCATCCACTCAGTTCACAGGCATTAACAAGCAGTCCCAATACACTTATACGCAGCTATACTCAGTCCTAGTAGAAGAAGTTCTCCCTTATATTGCTTTGGACCCCTGCGTCCAACGTGGTGACTGTAGGCAGATTTTCCCAGGCCAGAATGTAGCTACTAAGCTCCCGTTAGCGGGTGTTTTAGATGAGGCTTCAGGCAGTATTTATATACCTTGGTACCCTGGCACCGACCCCCTCGAAGCCCAATTCACTGAGCAATCTGGCGTTCGGTGGAGCAACGAAATAACTCAAACGGGGGACTGGGTATTTGTCTGTGACCCTGAAGAGGTGTTTATTGAGGACCCTCTGGGGCAACCTATCTACCTTCTAAGCAATAATAGCTACACAGAAGACGGTAGGCTCGTTGTCACTGTGTGGGACGCTGAGACCAGGGAACCAATAAAAGAAGTATTTTATTCTGACTCAGGTAAGAAGCTGGCTAGGTATGCAGTAGAGCTTTGGAGGAATACCACCCAAGGCGCCCTTGACGGCAATGGAAGTATATCGGCTAGTGCTACCCAAGAGATGTCATTCTTCCAGGGGATGAATATTGGGGAGTTTGCTGTTGTCAGGGGGGGTGTCCAAATCTTCTATTCTGACCCTATGGACCCCGATGCAAGGCAGCAAACTCTGATGGGTGGCACTCTGATTGGGGTAAAGCCAGATGTTTTTGTCCAAACTCCCAAAGGAAGATTTTACTTTATTGTACAATCCCCTCAGGGTAAAGGTTGGTTACTAGAAGGAACATTTGAGCTGGCGTCTGTTAATTCCCTTTGGAAACTTGGGTGCGGGATTTGCCAGGGTGGGCCAGAACCTGCAACCCTGTGTTAAAATACCATGATTACTTACATTAAAAGCAAGGTAAAGTTAGGATTTGGAGGCAATGTGCTACAACTTGCAAAAGAGTTCGGAGTCAGCGGCAGGCAAATTAGAAATATTGCCAATAAGCATAATTGACCCGACTACCATTGTAAAAATGAGGTTCAAATGACAGCTCCCAATCTTTTATGGTCACAATACCACTCTGCTGTGCAGGCAGGAAACTCTAAACTAGCTCAAGCCATTTTGAAAAAAATTCAAGCCTTTAAGTCCGCCGGTAATCGTCAATCCGGGTGTTCCAGTTGTAGTAGGAAATTACGATGAACAATGCTAACGAAAAAATTCTCCGCCAGAAGGAGAACCTGGCGGCCAAAGCCTTGCAAGTTGCGGAGGACTCTTTAGAGATTCTTCAAGGTAACTTGGAGGAATGCTCTGCAAGGGACCTTGTCCAGATCTTCAACTCTGCGGTAAAAGCCCACAGGGAAATCGTGTCTGACATTATCTCCCTAACGGAAACAGAGGACAAATCCGAACAGGAACTTGCTAAAGAGTACAAAGGTACTGCCTCTGATCTCATCAAGAAATTTAACGGCATGTCATGAGACCAATCATCACTCACGCTAACCAACTTGAAGAGCATAGTTCTTGGCGCCATTACCAAAGGGGACTAAAGCAATTGGAGTTAATGGAAGCACCCAAGTCTGTGCTCCTTGACTATAAGCACGAGTCTGCTAGGTACTGTTTCTTGGCTTTTGCCGATTTGATGAAAGGGGGCGCTTTGAAGGTTGCCCCCTTCCATGAAATTATAGCTAGTGGGTTCGAGGATTTGGCCACAAAACGGTACCCTCACCTTATTGTATCATGCCCGCCCCGTTCTGGCAAGTCTATGCTTGCTTCTATGTTTGTGGCTTGGTTGTTAGGTATTGACCAGGAAACTGAGCATATCATCGCATCGTACGGCCAGTCACTGTCCAATAAGTTCTTCAAAGATGCCATGTCCATGTTGAAGACTCCTGTCTTCAAGAAAGTGTTCCCTGAGTGGAAAGGCTTTGAAAAGGACTCTAAGTATGAAATGACGAGCGGTGGGGTCATCCTACCTACATCTGTTGGTGGAGTTCTGACCGGATTCACTGCGGGCTCATCCAACATTATGAGCCCAGGTGTAGGAGCCATGGTCATTGACGACCCGTTGAAAAGCTCAGCGTCTAAGAAAGCCTTTGAGAGTTTGCAAACGTGGTGGCAAGAAGAAGCATCTACCCGCCGTACTAACAACTATTGCCGTCTGATCATCGCCACAAGATTCCACGCCAGTGACCTCCACGGTCAGGTTATGGATATGGACGGTACTTACGATGAAGAGGAGAATCCGGAGGGTTGGCGCTGGATTAACATTGCTGGCCTGTGTGAGGACTCTGCCAACGACATTTTAGGGAGGGAGGTGGGGGAATCTCACTGGCCCGACAACAAAGCATTCACGGTCAGCAGGCTTCAGTCCCAGAAGAAAACAATGGGTAGCGCCAAGTTCGCAGCGCTGTTCCAGGGTAGCCCCAGTGCGGCTGAGGGGCAGATTGTCAAAGCAGGTTGGATTACTACAATAGAGGAGAGCAAGTGCCCTCCACTGGACGTTGTATGGCTAGGCGTTGACTGTGCGTTTTCCGAGAATGACTCTGCCGACGAAACTGCCGTGTGTGTGGCAGGTATCTCAACGAGGGACCCTACCAAAGTCTACATCAAAGAGATTGTTAAAGGGAGGTGGGGTTTCCCCAAC